TCGCCAGTTACCGAAAGTTGCAAAATAATTTCCGTCTAGCTCATTGATAACATACCAACCACTACGCTCATTGCCTTTGTCTGGTCTAACACCAGGCGCAGATTGCACGGGTACTCTTGTTACCTGCCCTGTTAAATCTAATGAGTTGACAAACAACCCTTGGTTATTCATCTCGCGTATTAAATCATCTGTGCTGTTGCCTTGACTGGCAAAAGCAAAGTTATCATCAATGACTAAGCCTTTCTCTCCATACCATTTAGTCAGTTCCATCTCTTAATGTTCTCTCCAATTGTCCTGTTTCTGCTTGATGGTTGGCCCAGTTGAGATATTCTCTTACAGCCTTACCAAATAACAGTTCTCTTTTTTCTCTATCCCATTCGTGCATCACATAAGAACCTGTGTTCTTAGCTATCTCAAGATAGGTGTCTTTGGTTTGTTTGATAGCGTAGTCTAAGCCCTCGTTGCTCATCTGCGCCATGTTCTTGAGTCGTTCACCTTTTTTTATTTTGTCTAGGTGATCCATGCTACAAGCTCCAAACCAAGTGTCATCTTTACCATATACAAACCCTTTCGCTGGCGCTCTACAAAAAGCGCACAGCGATGGTTTACTTATTAATGGATTAAAAAGGGATCTTGTCGCCAAGATCGTCTTCTACTTTCGGAGGTGTCGGCGCACTTGCCTCTACCTTCTTACCCTCTGCTGGTTGCCAGTTGCTACCAAACTTAGAGTCGATCTCTGGGTAGTTGTTTTCGTTTAGCTTTAACATACAACTAACTGTCTTACCATTAAGCTCGTTAGTGTCTTTTAAAGTTCCAGTAATGCCAGCTGCTTTTGCAAGACCTGCCATTTCTTTCATACCAAAACCAACATACTTAGGATTGTCATGCGCAACAGTTACAGTAAAACCTGTTTGTAATCCTGTTCCCGCAATCCTAAAGTTAAGTTGCATACCCATCCAACCATTCTGACCCGATCTTAATTCTTCATTAGTATTCACATACTCAAGATCATATCTTCCTGGTTTTATATCCGTTTGTTGTTCGACAACTTCCACATCGCCGAAAAAATTACTTATATCCATATTGATACCCTTTATATCTATATATTAATTAACCTGGATCGTAAGAATCATAATCAGATAAGTATTTGATTAAATCCTCACAATCCGCCTGCATTGAAATAAGCCAATGTAATCCGTCAGTAGGTAAAGAGTTGTCCTCTGGATTGATAGAATCTATGTGTTTATTCAAGATCATATCAAACAGTTTTAAGGTTCTCTTTACTCTTTCAACTTCTCCTAATTGGCTCATTTCAACATTTCCTCTCTTATGGTTGCCCACTCAAAAGGCATCTCACTAGGCAAGCCATATCTATTCTTGGCCATATAACCAGGTGCTTGCTCAGTAAAAATAGTTCTGTCGCCAGCAACAGTCTTGGTAGTCATACCCATCTTGCCTTTGACTTGTACAGTTCCAACTTTGTAGTTGGCAAAAAAGACTGCATCGCTATGTTCTACCAATAAGTCAGCAGCTTTACGATGTAGTTTGATTTCATGTCGATCATGCGGATCATTAGATGGGTCTTCATATCTGCGAATCTGATTGTGTGCAATCTGTATCACAGTCATAGACTTTTCATCCCTGAGTCTGTTAAGAACTTCAACATACTCTTTCCACTTATCAAGAGCTGCAACATAGCCTTTACCATATGCAGGTGTATCTATTTGCGCCCAACCATTTTCATTACAGACATGATCCCATAACAAAGTTTCTAACCAGTCTAATGAATCAATACAGGCAACACGAAATTCGTGATCTTCTGTCAATAAAGAATTTAAGTTAGTCATAAACTCTTCGTAGCTTTTGGCTACTGGAAAGTGATCGCACTCAATCTTTCCGATACCATCTTCAGATTGTACAATTACACATTTATCCATGCTTGCGGCAAATGATGTTTTACCAATACCGCCTGGGCCATAACATATAAGCCTTGGTGGTTTTACTTTACCTTTCTTTTGAATTGCAGCTAATGACATTACACACCTCCCTTAGTGTTATGCACTAGATGATGTAGTGCGTTAATTTTTTCATCAACAATGCTATTAAAAAAAGCATCGTTAGTAGCTTGTAATCTAAGTGTAGCTGACACTTTCTGATACAAGGGGTCTATAGTCGGAGTTATATCCTCTTCGTATAGGGTATATTCCTTATCGTCTATGTTGTAAGACAAGACGGGTTCTTTCTTTGGTTTAACCATATTTCTCTCCAAGAGTAGTTTTATAAGTATCACAATCTGCTTTAGCATTACAAAATCTGCAATGATCTCCCGCAGCATATTGTGGGTTTTCTTCGTCACAAGCATCAGTAGCTTGTTTCAAATCGTTGTAGCCCCAATCAACCAGATTGGTAGCTGAAATCTCATATGTTCTTATAGGGCCATCTTTATGCCAACCGCGTGGTTGTACAATGGTCAGCTCCATGGTGGTATTCTCATCCCCATACCGCGCGAGCGCACCCAAACCATAAATCATTAACTGCTTATTCCTTTCGACATCGACACCCCACTTACCAGACTTTAAATCTATAACAGCGATGCGATCTTCACCAATTAAAATTGTGTCAGCAGTACCAAAACACTTTGTGGATATCTCATCCATAAAGACTTTTTCTTCTATCAACATCTTAGCGTTGAGTTCTTCCTTTCTTTTATGAATGTACTCTACATAAGTTTCCGCGCACGCAATCATATCCTCATCAACTTCTATCTCAAAGTCTTCGACCACCTGAACTTTACCTAACCAATAATCACGCAAGGTCATGTCCTTGAGTCTGCCTTTTAATAACATCTCGCACATCTCATGGATAAGTGTTCCTGTAGCCGCAGGGATGCCTACCTTATATTCTGCTGAATAGTTTAGGTACGCGCTCGCTGGGCATTTAAACCAGCGATCTGAAGATGAAGGACTAAATATTGCGTGAGCCATTGGAAACGTATGAGCTTTCTTCTAATTGCTTGATCTCTGCTAGATCATAAAGAATTTTACCGCCAATCTTATAATAGTTAGGGCCTCCGCCTTTGCGCCTTAAATTTGATAGCGCGTGTGGATTTTTGCCCCACCTTTTAGCTAGTTGCTTAGTGTCTATAAAGACTCTATCGGTGTCTGTCATTTCCTAATACTCCCTTTTTGTATCTGAATGTTGTTAAATTTACACTAAAGTTATATGATATGCAAATATATTTATAAAAAAGGAGAAGAATATGAGTATAGATAATGTAACCCCAGAGGAATGGGATCAAGCAATTGATATGCTTGCGATCAATAACCAGGTAGGTGGCAATCATTATAAAGGCAATGGCATACAACCCATTGAGTATATTTACGCAAATGGATTGTCATGGTCGATGGGTAATGTATTGAAGCTTATTACCAGAGATAAGGTTGATAAGGTTGAAGACTTACTTAAAGCCAAGCATTACATTGACCTTGAACTACAGCTTGTACATGGTGTAGACGGAGAGGGTAACAAATTAGGCCAATATACCAAGGAGGTAAAGGTCTAGGAGTAAAGCAATGAACTTGTTTGATTTTGAAGATCCAGTTCTAAATGAGAGGAACAACAATACGCCTGTTTATGTAAACAGACACATTGCGCGTTCTTTGATAGATGTGGCTGGGTTGGAAAATAAAGATCCTCAAGCATTAGCGGAGTATTTCCTACAAGTAGGAATACACTCTGTTAAGCATTACAAGGATCAAGAAGTTGTATTTGATATTGAAAGTCTTTAACTAAAGTCTTCCAATATATCTTTGATGTTTTTTATAGCATCATTGTTCTTCATGTGCTCATCATTGATGGTTAGCTGAGCTTGGTCTAAAGGTTTAGAAAACACCACATTTCTGTGCGGTACTGCCACAAAAGCAAACAAATCTATCTCATTATCTTTGTATTTTCTGTGCTTGACTCTTTGACCTTTGCGCATATCAAACCGCCAATTACCTCTGTGTTCTTCTATTTGTGATTGAGTTTTAACCTGGCACTTATACAGCTTTAAATTGTGTTCAAAGATAATGTCTGCGGATGCGTTGTGTGGAACGATGGTTACTGTGTCAGAAACTTGAGAGAGGATTGCTGCTGTGAGATATTCACCAAAACGACCAACTCGTTCAGATGCTTGGGGCATGGGTTATTTTAGAGTTCTTAGAAACTCCATTGTTTGATTTATGCTATCTTGACCAGCCTGTTCACTTAAAACTCCCGCTTGCCTACTTAGACCAGCTTTGGGTAATGTTTTTCCAGCGTAGTATGCGGCTTCTCCAACCAGTCTTGGAGATGAAGCTGCTAATAATCCTAAAAGTTGCGGGCTTGTAAATCCAAATCCTGCTCCCACTGCACCCAGTCCATAAGGAGATAATGCTGCTTGTATTCCTCTCGGTGTTAATTGGCTAAGACTTGCACCAGCTAAAGATGGTGTCAAGCTGACATCACCAGCTTGTTCTAATTTTTTTAAATTATTTAATCTTACGCCAAAATTTGTATTAGCATTATTTCTCATAACTGATAAAAGTTTTCTTAATGCTGCATCAGCAGATGCTTTATTCCCTAAGCTTAATGACTGCCTTATTTCTTTTTCAAGATTAATTGCTTCTTCATAAGCCTTCATTGTTTTTGCGTACTCTGGAGATGCTTGTTTTATTTTATTGTTTATAGCTGTTCTAGCTTTAGTAACAACAGAAGCGCCTTTTCCAGATGTTTTGCCAAAAGTATCTGCTTCTGGCATCAAATTATCTATTTTCTTTTTAAGAGCATCTAACCCTTCAACAGTATGAAAGTTATCATTTTTAGCCCAAGCATTAACTGCCTCCTCTATCTCGTCTAGTTTTTTTAACCCTGAAGCATCTAAAGTTGTTTCTCCTTTAAATTCAAATTCTTTTCTTATATTTGAAATATCTTTTTTTATTGGATCAAAATTAATTTTTTTCTGAGATGCTTTTATACCTTCCATGCTTTCTAAATATTCTGCTTTTCTTTTGCTTGCCATTTCAGAAACGCCTTTTTTTGCTTCAGAAACAATATCTTCAAGTGAATCTTTTTGTCTCATTGCTCCTTTAAATTCTTTGGCCTTTTCTCCACCAGCTGCTCCAGCTCTATATGCCTCAGATACAGCTTCTCTTCCCGCTCCAGTTGTTAAACCAAGGGCAGCAGAAATTGGAGCGCCTATAAGAGTTTGTGTAACCTTGCCAGTCAAAGGATCAATGGCTTGTCCAATGCTTTTAACTTTTTCGGCAGTTTTTGTTAAAGGACCTATTTTTGCAGCAATACCTGCTCCGCCAGTTAAAATAATTGAGGCATCTCCCAAAAAGCCAACAGGATCTTCGGCAATAGTTTTTTTCAAATTTTCAAAACCGCCATATCTGTTTGCAAAATATTCTCCAACAGCCTTTGCTTGTTTTTCATTTGCTTGCTCTCCAGGTGTAGCTAATTGCACAATACCAGCTCCTAACTGAGCAAGTGATTTTACAGTTCCAACTGGATCTAATATTGGAGTTACAATATCTTTTCCAAATTGTAATGCGCTGGATGGTATATTAAATAAAGATTCTTTTGCAACCTGTCCAGCAGTCATAGTTTGTTGAGCAGGCGCTGTAACTATAATATTTTCTAGTTCTTCGTCTGTAATTTCTCTGACTGCCATACTTAATCTTCTATAATATATTTTTTGTTTGTTTCGGGGTCAAGATAATATACAGCTCCGTTTGGAGTAACTTTCCTAATGCTTCCAATTGGAACACCCTCAGGAAGTAGTGAAAATTTAGCCGCCACATCTTCTGAAGAAATGGGCGATCTTTTGTTATATCCAGTATATTTTTTGCTTTCTACTCCTATGTTATATCCTTTAATGTCTTCATTATAAGCATCTACTTTATCTTGATACATTTCTTGTAAAAGAGGGCCAACAATAGCTGGATTTTGCAAAGCATCTACATCTCCACCAAGTCTTGATATAATTCTCCAAGCATCTTTTTCAGTCATAACACCGCCACCGACAGTATCAATTCTATTAGCACCAATAAGACCTTGAAGTTTTCCTTCTGCTATTCCTCTAGCCAATTCTTCTACTTTAAGATCTTGTCTGCCAGCCAAAGTTTTAAACCAAGTAGATATTTGATCTCCGAGCCTTTGAACACCAACATTAGTATCGGTTATATTTTTCCAATAACTATCAAGTTTTTTTAATGATCTTTCTTCTGTTGTAAGGTCTTTATTTAAACCTGTAAATGTTTTGAAATCTGGAATATATCTTTGTTCTTCACCAGATGTCTTACTTCTTGATTCTGGATATTTTGCAAAAAACTCACCAGCATCAAATCTTCCTGCTGGGCCGTCAAAAATCCTTTGATCTCCAGTTATTATTTCTCGATAATCGCCCTCAGGAGTAGTGTATAAACTTCCCTGTCTTGTATAAACACTTTGTTGTTTAACCTCTTCTAAACCAGGCATACCACTAATTGAATTTGCTATTTCTGGAATTGAAACATTAAAAGGCATTTTTGCACCAGCTGGTATAATAATATTTCCTATTCTTATATCCTTATCAGTAGTATTTTTATATTCAACAAGATCTGGTTTAAAGTCTGTTGTTTTGGAGGATTTAGCCTCTAATCTCTCAGCCTCTTGCTGTTGCGCTATCTGCATCCTTCTTGGATCACCAGATAATTTAGCAGCTGTCTGTGATAGTCTATAAGACAGCTCTTGCAATCCAGCCATTCTAGCCTGTTTTCTTTGTTGTTCTCCGCTTAATTGCATGGGATCATAACCACCCATTCTAATTAAATTATTAGATAGCCTGCTGCCAACCCTTGTTAATGTGCTTGGTTGCTCTAAGCCTAGAGCACCTGTTTCTGGAGAGGTTTGAAATTGCGGCGTTAAATCCAATGTTTCTGTTGGAGATGGGATGCCGAATACTTTTGATAAATCGTTTACTGCCATGATTTAAATTAATCCAGATAAAGTGGTATATAAATCTACAGCGCCAGATGCTTTGTCAAGAAAAGACGGGCTGGTTCTGTCGGTTCTAGTAACATTTTGTGGTTGTCCAAACACAGCTTGCGACAATAAACCAAGTTGTTGCGGGCCATATCCCAAAGCTCTTTGGAACTCTTGATAAGGAACATCCAACGCACCTTGTTGTAATCTTTGTTGTTGTAAACCAATTTGACCAAGCTGACCCAATCTTTGTTGTTGTATTGAACCCACGCCCCCAAGCAATCCTGCTTGTTGCGCTCTTGCTTTTAATTCTAACTCTGGAGCAAACATTGCCATTTGCTGTTGTCTTGCGATATCTGATTCGGCGGCTCTTTGTGCCTGTTCAAAACCAGCTTGTCTTAATGCGGCTGAAGTTCTTGCCTTTTGTTCTATGTAAGGTCTGGTTGCTTCAGTTTCCAATAAAGCAGAACGAGAACCACCAAATGCACCAGCTTTAATTGCTCTTGATTGTGCTAGTTGTTGGGCAATATCAGATTCTCTCTGAATATCAGCCATGGTTTGATCGATAACTTGTTGTTGATAGGGCGATTGATATGCACCTATGTCAGCTCCTAACAATGAGCCAACTTGACCTACCTGTGGTGCTTGTTGTTGAGCTAATCCTTGTAAACCTGTTAATGGATCATACTGCATCCCAGTTTCAAATAAACCACGAGTGGCTTGAAATTGTCTAAGTTGATCTGGGTTAAATCCAGCAATTCTTGATCCTGTGTATGGTACGAATGGCTGTTGCGCAATACCTTTGGCTCTGCCGTAAAGGTCTTCGTACATAGCCATTTGTGCAGGATCGACTTGTGTAGATGATGTTTGTTTAGAGCCGCCGCCCTTGGTTGCTCCGTAAACCGCTGCTCCTGCTGTAATATATGGTAATGCTTGTGGCATATTCTTTTCCTATAAATCTTTGCTTAATAAAACTTCTTGCTTAAATCCAAGTGGTTTTGTTTTCCTAATCCACCCTTTTCTGCCGCCACCATATAATCTTTTGATGCCAGCTTTTTTTGCAAATTTTTCTATGTGTTTTAACATTTCTTCAAATTCTTCAAAGTTTCCACCAAATACCAATATATTCATTGATAACATCTGCGGAAAAGGTATTAACTCTGTAACCATGGCTGATTTTTTACCTGGCCATAATAAGGCTATTCCACTTCTTATTTTATCTTCTATGTCTTCAATTGTATAGGTATCTTGATATTTCATGGCTTTAACAAGCAATGGCTTACAGCGTTCCCATTGAACTTCCCATTCTTCGGGTTGTTTCTTAATGGGTGTGACTTTATTAGTCGCCTTTTCCATACTCAATAATACTTAAAACCAAATGAATGTTTGCATGATTAACTTGTGCTTTTATGATTTCGCCTTGTTGCAAAATAATTCCAGCATTGGTTTGTAATTCTTCGGTAGCGTGTGCGCTTATGTTTTTTTGTTTATAGATAAAAAACTCATTAGAGCTAGTATCTGTTATAGATACATCTAAATTGGTTTGTTGATTACCATGGTCACAAGCTAAAAAACTTTTAACAATAGCAAAATCAAAGTCACCACCGCTAGGTGCTGTATAGATAGTTTGCTGTGTGGTAGCTGTAAAAGAATACTTAACATTGGTTGCCCTTTGTATGTACTGTCTTTGTGCAGATAGATCCATTATCTTCTGCCTCTTTGTTTAACATCTAAGCGTATATTACCCACCTGAAAGTCTTGTGTGGTACTGCCTGTGACTGTCATTTGTACTTGTCGTGCTGTAAATCTAGCATCAGTATAGCCATCATTTTCAAAAGTAAATGATCCAAAGTCCGTAACTGGGCCTAATGGAGTAAATCGACCTTTGAAACTGAGGGTAACGCCAGGCAAAGAGTTAGCCTCTTCGTCTGGTAATATTTGATTACATTGCACATAGTTATCACCATTGCCTATTTGTATAGGCCCTGTTTCGCAAAATGGTACTTGTGAGTTTAGGTTAGGTGAATTGTCTAATGTGGTTGATTCATGTTCATAGACAAAGCCTTGAGAGTCACCAGCTATCGGATAAGTAAATGCTCCCTGGTCAATCCAAAAACCTCTGTCCATAGAACCAATAGACCAAACATTAGAGTTGTAATTCCATATAACATATTTGTTAGAAGTGTACTGTGAGTCACCGCTTGGGAATCCCCACCATATCTCATTAAAGTTAGAGTTGTGTCCACCCCAACAAGCACCCCTGCCTGCTACATTGATTTGGTCAAAGACATAATCATGCACTTCACAAGGTAATTCTCTAACACTACCATCGTAAATATAAAAAGCGTTTTCACCCATCCATGCAAGGAAGTTACCAGTAGATACAACTGTTCTGGAACTAATTGATTTACAGTTAGTACCTGCATCGGCTATACCATAAACAAAAGGTGATCCAGCATAGAACATTCTGTTAATACCAGTATCACTAAAAATGATAACATCGGATCTATATTTAACACCAAACAAGGCTCTTCCGCCTGTAGGTATTTGTAAGTCTCCTGCTGTGTTTGTGGCCTTCGATGTCCAGTTGTTACGATCTTCCCTGTTTGACCAAGCAACCTTCCTAGGGTCACTAGCCGAGCCTATAGCCACTAAATGTCTTTCATTGGTCACTAAGGTTGATAAGTTGCCTGTGGGTGCGTTGGTTACAACTGTTGCTATGGTATCGGCTGTACCGCCTGAGTTTGGTCGCCACTTATAGATCTTGCCATCTTTAGAAAAAGTAAAGACTAGATCTTCACCCCAGTTGTCAAAAGAAAAATAACCAGCTTGTAAAACTAAGCCTGATTGACTCCTGGCATCACCATAGTCTTCTTCACCATAATGATATGCACCAAAGCCTAATGGATCATCATTTGCATCATTAACAAAGCCTACTGGTGTAATATCTGTCCAAGTATTGTCATACAAGACATATACTTTTTCTCTTGTACCAACTCCTAGAACATTGTTACCAGCATTATCTTTATAACCATAAAGACCTATGATAGCTCCGTCTAATGCTGTTGCTTTAAGTTTTTCCCACCCGCCAATAGGTTTTAGATATCCGTTTTCAAAACGCACCAAATCACCATCGACCCAACGCCCTTTATTGGCGTAGTCTGTACCATTGGTTACGATTCCTGCGGGGGGTGTTATTGGAAATAATGCCATAGCCTTATTGTATAAGACCTCGCTTTATTAGTCATTAACTAGATGGAGGTGTTGGCCATTCTCCTAATGGTCTAACTGGTGGAGTTACATCATTGTATTCATACAAGGCTGCTAACTCATCGACTGTGGTACAAGCATCAATTTTGCTTTGCATATCTGCTGCTGTGCTTCTGACATCAGTTCTAAAAGTAGACCAATCAGCAGGAATAGCTGTACCAGCTTCAGTCTCTCTGACCACATACCAATCATTAGGCTGTAATAAACCATAGGCTTGATTGATAATCACTTGATTGTGATTCCATTTAAGACCATGAGTTACATCACCAGTATCAGGATCAGTTGTATCGTCTAAGTTTTTAGCTGTAGCTGTACCATAAGATGCAGTTACCACATCGTTAGCGAAATCAAAAGATTGATTGGTGTTGATGTAATAAGATGGATTTTTAAAGTTGTCGTTATCTACAACCACTTCATAAATGCCTATTGCTTCAAGTTCATCGCTAGACCAAAGCATAAAGATATTTTGTGGATAAGATACATCCCCAATGGTTATTGCTTTAGGTCTGGTATAAACCTGAGTTACTTGATTGTTTTCTACTAATGCCCACATATTAATTCCTATTATATATTATCTTGCTGTTGTTGGTATACCACTTGAGGTCGTAAAAGGGTTCTCCGCAAATGCTATATAGATGTATGTTTCACCATTATAGTTTGATTCACTAAAATTATTTCTCATTTTGAACCCATTGCTTAAAAAATCTACACCATAACTATTTGTACCTTCTGCATCAGGCTGATCTACAAGTAAATATCTCATGGTTAAATTATAACCATCTCTTTTATTATCATACATTCTCCAAGACGAAGTGCTTGATGTTTTCTTTGTAATAATAAACGCAGGTTTAAATCCTAGATATACGAAAACTCCATCTGATGTAGACCCATTGCCGACATAAGAACCATACTTTGAGTAGCCCTGCTTCTCAGCAAAACAGTAAGCTATATAAGTAGCACCATTAGAATTTACACCAGCACTTCCACCGCCAGTAAAAGTTGTAGAACTAGCTGCTGTAACTTCGTTGGTATCTGCTGTTAAAGCGTTAAAGCTTTGAAAAAGAAGTCTGTTTGTACCATAAGTCATAGGACCAACATTTGAATTGTATGACCAATTAGATGTACCACTTCTAGCTTTTGTCAAAACTATGTTAGGAGTAACTCCCAGTCCATGCCCCATTGTCTGACTGCTAGAGCCTGTGCCTGTGTAAGTAACTATGCTAAACCCAGCATCCTGATTGGCTTGAACTGTAGTGGTTGTATTGCCATCCGTATTGCTTGAGGTCGTACCACCATTGGCTTTCCATTGCCATGCTACATAGTTAGAGCCACTTAAATTGTATGCTCCTGAAGCCACATTAGTTCCACCCACGCCAAAACCATTAGTATTAAAAGATTCAAAAGCTCCGTTAGTAGCTTCTGCTCCTGTGGTGTTACTGACCAAAAGATTTATTTCACCATTTCCTGCAAAACCCCTGCTTGTATCTTGTAAGACATGAGGATTATTAGAGGTTCTTTGTTTAATCCAAACAAAATCAGGTTGTAAGTCACTATTGCCATCATTGGTTATATTGTGGTCAGTTGTATTATTACCAGCGTATAAAGCAGTCTGAAAATATGCAGATGGGTCGTCTATATTTGTATAAGCCATATTATCCGTACTCCGCTAAGTTTTTAGTGCAAATTGCATAGTAGCCTGAAGGGGGTGCGTATTCGAAAACACCATATCCATTTGCATCACTTGCTGCACTTGAAACTGGAAAAGCATTATAACCACCATAGTTTACAAAAAAGTTTCTAAGTGGTTGATACATAGAAGTACAAATC